TGTCGAGGCCGAAGACGACAGACACGGCGCGATTTGAGGCGACTCGGGTGCGGGTTGAGCGCGAATGGCAAGCCTACCAGCGCTCTAGAAATCCAATTGCGATGAGGCGCTACTCGTGGGGTAGGCGCTAATGTCCGGCAAGGTCAAGGCTCCGGGGACGATACGCATCGAAGGCGTGTCATATCAGCTCTTGAATAATGAGCAGGGCTGGGCATATCAGTACGAGTCGAAGGCTTCTGTGCCACAGCAGACATCGCCCGAAGAGCAATTGCTTGGGAGCGCTCCTCCTGGCTACAAGCGTACGGTGGGCTGGCTTGACTGGACGGGGGGCAGCGTCGGCCCGGACATGTACGAGCCAGGATCCAATTGGCTCGCATCTAGCCAAGGGGCCATGACTGAATTGCAGCGCAAAATTGTCAGGCCATTTCAGAAGAGGTCTGTGGCGATTGCCACCAATAAAGGGCGAGTCATTGATTTTATAGAAATGCCATTTAATGATGGGACTGCTGGACTTTACGCCGTGCAAGAGGGCGGAGTCATTCGCAGACTTTATATGACGACAAATGCGGAGACCATTGCGACGCAAATAAGCACCGCAGGCGTGGCAAATGGTAATGCGACTGGTGTGACGCTCAGCACACGCATTATGACCGAGGCATCGCATCCCTGGACATGGGCAGTATCGACAAGCCTGAAGCGGACAGGCGTGCTAGTGGGATCGCGCAACGCTGCGCTTGTGCGCTGCTACGAGGGCATGTCTGGGGGAGCTTACAATGGGACGCTCGTGTGGGAAGAGGCGGCAGTCGTTGGCTCACACCAGCCAGTGCAATTGACTCATTGGACAAACGGCATTTACGCCAATCAAAATTTTGGCGGCGAATATCTTTGGGCAAGCACCGCACCCAATTTTCAAGAGCAGGCAGGCACAATACTTAAGCAAGCAATTTATCCATTGCAACAGGAGCAAGATCCATTTACTTGGGCAAATTGGCTTGCGGAAATTTCTCCATTGGCCTTGAATCCAAATCTTAATTATATTAATGGGCTTGCAACTCTTAGAGATAACATTATTATTGCATCAAGTGATGGAACAATATACCGAGTCAATACTGGAGAAAATGGCGGAGTGCCAGCTCCAATTATTGATAAGCGTGCTGCCGTCCCTGATCCAGATGCGGGACGCACCATGGGCATTTGGAATGGCAGGCTCTTTGTTCCGACACAGCGTGGGCTTTACATGTACGTCGAGTTTGATGGCCAAGTCGGAGGAACGCTTGTGGCTGTCGGCCCAGAGTCTATAAAAAATTATACTGGGCCAATTCGAGGAAGCTGCGTACTTTATACTGGTGATACTGAATGGCTATACGCTGCATTTTATAACGGCACAGATTCTTATTTGTTGAAAGGCAAAGTATATCAAGAAGATAATGATGTCAAGGTGCGCTGGCATAGTGCGGGGCCATACATACCTGGAGAGAAGGTGACTGCGCTGCACGTGTCTGGGCCGACTGTCTCGACAAATCCTGTGCTGTGTGCTGGCACCGCCACGCAAATTTACTTTGTAACATTGCCAAGAGCTGGCAAGACAATATTGACTGATTCAAATTTGCGATATGACTACTCTGGGCTTAACGCAATATTGCCGGATCATGATGGCTTGCTTTCTAATATAAAGAAGACATTCATGCGTGTATCAATTACAAATCATAATATTAGTTCAAAAAATCCTGTAGAACTCTACGCCAGAATTGATGAATCAGACTGGGTAAGAGTTGGCTCAATAAAAGATTCGCCAATTGCTGATGTGCCTTTGCCAAGAAATTTTACTGGCTATAAGGTAGGTCTCATGTTTAGATTTATTGGCGAAGATAATACAGTTGCGCCATACGTGCAATCAGCAAGCGTTGATTTTGTTGCTCATTTGCCGCCAGCAAAATACATTACGTGTCAAGTATTTGTTGCACAAAATCAGACTACTATTACTGGTCATAATCAATACTCGGGGCTTTCTAGACTTTCGCTTATTGAGACATTGAAAGACAGCAGTAGGCTTTTGACAGTCATTGGTCCAGATAGTGTTGAAAGGCAAATTCAGTTTGACAAGACCGATGGGCTCATGTGGACATGGACGGATCAGGCAACTCCTGGGCAACAATCAGGATTTAAAGCACAATTTAAACTCAATGTGTATGACGATTTTGTTTTGCAGCGTGGTGCAATCTACGAGTCAGATCCGTATACAGAGGGCACATACGTTTCTTATTATGACATGACGGGGTGATGCTATGCCTTTTGACAGAGAGCTTGGGACGACAGTCAGAAAAGAACATATATTGCAGCTAGTCAAAGCCTGGGAAGGCGACGAGTCCTATGGCGTGCCAATGGAATTGACTGCAATTACTTCTAGCACATCACCTGCTTTGTCTGTGCGCAATAGATCTGCCAATGGCGTTGGCTTGCTTGTCCGCAATAGCAGCGACAATGGCGATTTGCTAAGAGTGACCGACGCTGGTGTTGTTTTCTCTTTTCAGCCTGGGTCAATAAGTGGAGCTGGAGTAGTCACTCCGGCAATTTCAATGGGTGGAGATAGCGACACGGGGTTCTGGAAGCCAGGCAACCTTGATAATAATGGCAATGTTTCGCTGGCTTCTCAAGGCGCAGAAATTGAACGCTGGACGCCAACAGCCCACACCATGTATTTGCCAGTAACTATTGATAATTTGTCGGCAAATGCCGATGGGCTGACAATAAGTCCGGTGGCTGTTGGTGCTGGTACGCAGCAAGGTCCGCGCCTGGCAATGGAGGCAACATCGACGGCCGGTGTCAGATCTTTTATTTTCAGAACAAGCACCACAAATGTAAGTGGCGATGGAAAATTTGAAATATTGACTAGGCTAAACAATGGCACAGAATATGTTTGCCTTTCATTGTCAAGCGAAGGCACAATTACTGAGAGCTTTTCCACGTCATATGGAAAACTTTGGCTTAATTCTTGAAAGCATAATTGAGTGGACATTGACTTTTTGGTGAAGCTCGCTGAGAATTCGCCTGGAGTCATACTCACTTTTTTAGCCCTCTATTTATTTAAAGTGGTTGTTAATGATATAAAGCATGATGTAGAGGCTATGAAATTATTCATGCAGAGTATTGATAAGACGCTTGATAGGATTGCCGGAGCATTGGAAAAGGACAAAAATGGACGCAATAACTAGAGACACGCCGTATAAGACTGAATGCCCGCGCATCATTCGCGGCGTGGTCTTGCACCACACGGGGACGAAGATTGTTGTCGAGCCAAGGGAATCGGGCTCGTGGCATTACATCGTGGATAGAGATGGCACGATTTACAATGACGTGCCGGACGAGGACGTGGCGTGGCATACCGCGCGCACGGACAGATGGAAGCCAGCGTGGGTTGCCAATACGGCGGGGGCCTTTTATGGCAGCGCCATTAACTCATGCACGATAGGCATTGAGCTTGTGTGCCATCCAGACTTTGAGGATTCACGAGGCTATACGCAGCCTCAGCTCAAGGCCTTGTACGGGCTCTTTGATCAATTCAAAAAAGACCATGGTCACTTGTGGTACTTAGGGCACGGCATGGTGCAGGCCGACAGGCGGCCCAAAGAGCCCGAGGGATTTGATTGGCAAGGCTTTGAATGGGACGACAAGAATGGCTACAAGTATGTCGCCAATCCATTCGTTTCGGAAGATAGGAGCAATGAAGTGAATTGTACGTGTGGGCCGGATGGACAGGCAATTATTGAGGCTGCCAAGAGACATGGCTTGGAAAGCGCAGATGCCGTTGATCAGCATGTTGGTCGCTACAATTTGCTCGCAGAACAGGTTGATTCACTTCATTGGCTTCTAGAACAAGCACAGAAAGAAAGAGATGAAGCTTTGGAACGAGCTCGGAACGTGGATGAGGACGCAGGAACTTAATCAGGTTGTCGCATCAGTCATCGCAATTATTGTGACGCTGGGAGTGACATACGGTGCTATTGGCATGGAAGACAGGGATTTTCGGATCACGCTCTCCGCCGCATTTGGTGGTGTCGTGACGTACTTCATGACGCCAAGGAGAGACGGCAATGGCGAAAAAGCATCCGGGGTTTCAGGCAGTGCCCGGAGGCAGCCGGAGCAATTTTGGCTAGCTCCAGTCGCAAAGCCAGCCCGGCAGCAAAAAAAGCAAATCCTCGTTTGAATAAAGTGAAAGGATAAGTTGATGTATGGCAAACCAAAGCCCGGAGTAAAAAAGCCGACTGGGCATAACGGGACGACCGTATGCCATTGCAACAAAAAAGGAAAGTAAAATGGCTATGAGAAAGAGACCGGCTCCTGAAATGGAAAAGGAGCCGACGACGCCTGGCGGCATGAAGCGCGACATGAAGCAAGACGCAATGGCGATGAAGCAAATGTCGAAGGCCAAGCGGCCACCGCCCCGGCGCGGCAAGTCTGTGCCGCCTGGCATGATGGGTGGCATGTGAGCCAAGGCCCCTCGCTTACGCGGGGGGCTTTTCGTTGTGGAGCCCAAATGCCTTGAAGGACTCCACAAAAAGTGGCTGAGCTAATTGCATGCAGGCCTTGGCATATTGAGTGATTTCGTCTTGTGCATCATTGCTGAGGCGCTGCTTCAAAAAATGGATAAGCCCCTGAAGGCTACAAGTCCAGTGCCAGGACGTGTATAGTGCGTAGCCCGGCAAAATGAGTCTCGCCTGTTCTGGCGCAACACCACGCAAGAGCATGTCGTGGTACATGGAGTTCAAATGAGAAAAGGCAGCGGACATGGCTTGCAAAAAAGCATAAGATTCTGGATGGGGAATGGGGCTGCTACCCTGTTTTTTGTCGGTGCTGGCAGTGCGGAGCCACAAAGGCAAGTAGAACTCGGGAGCCATGGTGACATAGCGCCGAGAAGCCTCATTACGCCCGTAAAGAGGGTCATCGGAAGATTCGTCTCCAGCCCCAAGCCATGCAGCAGTATCGTCACTGTGGCTAGAACCGACACGATATTTGAACCATTGCCTGGCGACCATGATTGGTGCTTTGATTTCAAATGTCAGTGTCGCGTGCCTGAAAGGGCTGGTGTGTCCATGAGTCACAAGGTATTTGATGAGCCTGATGTCTGCATCGCTCAGGGATTCGCTCCTTTTGCTGAAGGAAGCCCGAGCGGCATTGACGACTGTCAGATCGCTCCCCATAGAGTCGATGAGCCGGACATAGCCTTTGTCAAGTACGTTCATGCGCGCATTGTATCACCAGAGTGCTCGGGCGTCTTTGCGAGCCCTTGCGAGTCCAGCCTTGACATCGGACGGGCTGATGCCCAATTTTTTTGAAATTTGAGCGTATGTCATGCCGCTTGCAGACAGAAGCAAAAGATTCGCGCATGCTGGGTCAATCGACTCCATTACTCGATTAAGCTTGACTGCAAGCTCATTTTGATATTCATGCTTTTCATAGATGTCTGCCGGATTCTCGGCAATTGACTCGCTACCCGACATAATAATTTGCCCTGATACAAGTGAGACATATTCATCAATATCAGAGTCATCAAGGTTAGCAACTTTTTCATCAATAGAAAATGTTCTCAATACCTTATCTCTTCTCCACATGTCGCGCACAATATTATTTGCAATAGTATATATCCAGGCCCTCCAATATAACCTCGTTGGCTTAGTATCTTTTAATTTGTGAAATGCTTTTGTGAATGTGCTTTGAGTTATTTCGCGAGCAAGCTCCTTGTCTCCAGTGACAGAAAAAAGATGTCTCTCAAGTAACGGCCTTGTGAGCTCACAAAGCATGCCAAAGGCTTCTGTATTTCCAGATCGGGCTTTTTTGATGAGTGATTCGCGTAACTCAAAAGAAATAGTGCTTATGTTACTTGAGCTAGCATTTGTTGGATTTGACAGCTCAGGCATCGATAGGCTCATTCAATTGAAAAGATATTGGAAGGGCAGGAACCCGCGTTATGACGGCGTGTCGCCTCGGCTTGAATTTGCCAAGTGGCTGTACTTGACTGGCAAGATTAGCGGTTGAGGTGTATACTCCTGAATCAGGAGGGATGTAATGGGCGACTTTGTTCATTTGCATGTGCACAGTGAATACTCCTTGCTAGACGGTTTCGGGACTCCACAGGCGCTGCACGCCAGGGCAAAGGCGCATGGACAGAGGGCGCTGGCTATCACTGATCACGGCAACACTCATGCCGCGGTCAAGCACTTGGCCGCTGATGGTGTTGCTCCTATTGTTGGTGCCGAAATTTACGTCGGCGATAGCCATGCGCATCTTATCGTGCTTGCCAAAAATCGCTCTGGAATTCGCTCCCTGAATTCGCTCATAACTCATTCTAACACTGTCGGCTTTTACAAGAGGCCGACAGTGACGCGCGACGACTTGATGCGCTGGAAAGATGGGCTCATGATATTGAGCGGATGCATAGGATCAGAAATTGGCAAGGCAATCTCAGCAGGAAACGAACACGACGCTGAGTCAACATTGACATGGTATCGTGACATTTTTGGAGAAGACTACTGGCTCGAAGTCCAGTCACATGGCATACCGCTTGAGGCGCGCGTCATGGCTTGGTCTGAAAAAATGTCAAAGAGGCACGGCATTAAAATTGTTGCGACACAAGATTCGCATTTTGTTGACCCTGAAGACGCGCACACACATGAACTTTTGCTTGCCATTCAGACGCATAGCAAGTGGGATGACCCAAAGCGCTGGAGGTTTGAGGGCGAGGGCTATTGGTTGGCTAGCACGCAGGAGATGGAGTCCAAGTTCCCGCTTGCCTGGACACGAGAAACCTTGGCGGTTGCCGAGCGCGTGACATACACGGGGCCTGAGCGCATCGAGGACTCGCTTCCATGGCCGCATGGTGTGCCACATTCGGCAGACCTGGGTGCGTGGCTAGGGAGGCTGGCGCGTGAAGGCTATGCTTCCATATATAGAGGCGAGCCGGTCCCTCAGCTAGCGCACGAGCTGGCAGTCATTTCGCAGACCAAGTACGAGCGCTATTTTCTGATTGTCGCGGACATTTGCCGATGGGCACGCAGCCAGGGGATTAGGATTAGCGCACGAGGCTCTGCTGCTGGGAGCCTTGTGGCATATTGTCTGGGGATTACGCCAGTCGATCCGCTTCATTTTAAGCTTTCATTTGAGCGCTTTTTGAATGAGGGCAGGACGCCCGACATTGACTTGGATTTTGAAGACTCAAGAAGAGGAGAGGTCATTGCCTATGCGAAAAAAGCATATGGCAATGATTATGTTGCGCCGATTGTGACGTTTGCTCAGATTGGCGGCAGGATGGCAGTGAGAGATGTGGGGCGCGTCTTGGGCACGCCGCTCGACCAAGTCGGGGAAATTTGCGCGCAGATACCGCAGGGCAAGTCTATTGCGGACGCGATTGCGTTGTCGGACGATTTAAGGCGAGCACAGTCTCACGATGTGTTGCGCGGCGCACAGAAGCTTGAGGGCACAATTAGGCACGCGGGAAAGCATGCCGCAGGGCTCGTGATTGCGCGTGTTCCGTTGAGCGAGACAGTCAGTCTCATGCGCGACAGCCAAGGGGGAGCGCCCCTCGCAGCTGTCGAAATGGGGGACATTGAGAGCCTCGGGCTTGTGAAGTTTGATGTCCTAGGGCTCAAGACGCTGACGGTGGTCGGCGAGACACTGAGGCGCATTGGCTACACGCCGGACTTTGCAGATGGGGACGAGCGCACGTATGCGTTGCTTGGCGCCGGGAACACGGTCGGCGTTTTTCAAGTCGAGTCGCCGGGTATGCGAGCGATTTTGCGGGAGCTTAAGCCGACACGCATTGAGCATTTGCAGGCCTTGGTCGCGCTTTATAGGCCAGGGCCCATGGAACATATTGGTGCATATTTGCGGCGCAAAAATGCGGAGGAGCAGGCCGAATATTATTCCGAGCATTTTGTGGAAGTCTTGCAAGACACTTATGGGCTGCTTGTGTATCAAGAGGCGATTATGGATATTGCCCATAAAGTTGCTGGAATGACTCCATATGAGTCAGATCAGTTTCTTGGTGCAGTCAGAAAGAAAGATCCAAAGAAGCTTGTAATATATGAGCCGAAGTTTAAAGATGGGCTCGCGCGCGCAGGTGTTCCACAAAATGCCATAAATTCGGTATGGCGAGACATCTTGCCGTTTGCCAACTATGGCTTCAATAAGGCGCATGCCGCATGCTACGGGACTTTGGCGTATGAGACCGCATGGCTAAAGGCTTGGCACGCGCCTGAGTTTTATGCCAGCCTTCTGGACGCAGAGCGGGGTGACTCTGCCCGTGTCGGGGCGCTTGTTATTGACGCGAGGCGCAATGGAGTGAGAGTCTTGCCTCCCTGTGTCAATAAGTCTGAGCTTGGGTTTGCGCATGAACCAGGTGCGGTGCGCTATGGGCTTGAGGGGATCAAGTACGTCGGGCAAGGGGCCATCGACGCGATTATGGAGGCGAGGCAGGCCAGGCCCTTTGAATCCCTTGAGGATTTCTTGAGCCGTGTGCCAAAGAGGCGCTGCAATAAGCGGGCGACGACGATGCTCGCTTTTGCAGGTGCATTTGATGAGCTTGCTGCCCGGCGGGTGGTTTTGGCTGCTCTGGGTGCCCAGGGCGACACATTGCTGGAAAGGCTGCGCGGCGAGCGCGATGTCATCGGCGTCAGCCTGTCTCGTGACATTCTGGAGGCAGTTGACTTGGATGGGGCTGGGCGTGATATGATGTCATCCCAGCTACCCGAGGCGGCCGAGGCATCCTACGCGATGCAAGTCTCTATGGGTGGCGAGGTAGTGACGAAGCGTGATATCGTCACGAAGTCAGGGCGGATTATGACGAGACTGCAAGTCCGCGACGAAGAGGGGCAGTACGATGCGGTATTGTTCGGGGATGTCTCAGAAAGGTGGCGCAATGACTTAGCGGAAGGAAAGGTCGTGCTCTTGCAGGGCAGGCCAAATGCGTGGCGCGACACCACATCGCTGTCGGTGTCGCAGGTAAGGCTTGCGTGACGCAGCCTATGTCCAGGATCGTTGAAATGCGCACAGCCCGAAGCGTTAGTGCGATGTGGCTCTGAAAGGAACAGCGAAATGGCAGTTGCAACCAAGGAAGTCCTCAACGAGGACGATGGCGTTTTCTTCGCAAAGGTGTACAAGAACCCCAAGGGCGAGTTCACGCTCAAGCTTGCAGGGTACGAGTTGCAGGATCACGTCAAGTACGGCAAGCATCTCAAGCTTCAGTTCGAGATCATGGATGCTGGTGAGTTCGAGGGTCAAGGCGTGAGCCTGACGATCTGGCCGAATCAGAAGACCATGAAGCTTGAGCCGACGTACGGCAGCAAGCCCAATAATTTTGCCCGTGTTCAGATCGCGCTTATGGGCGCACCGCTGCGAGCCGGTGAGTCTATCAATTTCAAAAAGCTCGTCGAGTCCGGCACCAAGATCAAGGCGTACATCAAGGAAGATGTCAAGGAGGACGGCACTCGCTGGCCCAAGATTGACGTAGAATCCCTTGAGCCAGTGCGCTAACTAAGAGTGCGCGGACACAAGAGGGGGTGGGCGAAAGCCTGCCCCCTTACGCTTTGGGGCAGGGTATGGAAAAGACAAGGGCGTTTGAGGAGCTAGCAGCCGAGTACGCGGAACTGGGCTGGTTTGTGTATCCGACATGCTGGCCAGCTGAGAATGGGGACTGCGGCTGCGGCAGACAGCATGAGAAGGCGGGCAAGGCACCGTTGACTCGTGGTGGCTATAAAGACGCGAGCCTTGCACAGGGGACATTGGCAGAATGGGGCTCGCAATGGCCATTGGCCAATGTTTCGATTCGGCTTGATAATTCGGGCCTCTTTGTCATTGACCTAGATGGGCCAGAGGCCTGCGCTGAGGCCAGGGAGCTTGGGCTTCCAGAGACAGCCTGGGCCAAGACGGGCAAAGGTGAGCACTGGTACTTTGCGGTTCCGTATGGAATGGCCCCAAAGCGCGCGACCAAGCGGGGGAAGTCGCAGGCAATTGATCTGCTGGGAGATGGAGGAATAGTCGCGCCACCAAGCAGGCATGCCTCGGGGACACGCTACGAATGGGTTGTTGCGCCGTGGGCTGATTTGCCGCCGCCCCCACAGTGGGCGCTGGACATGCTTGAAGAGCGCATAGGCCTGGGAGACGTGGCTGTCTTCGCGCCGGTACTGGAAAGCGGCGACGAGCCTCCCGTGCCACTGAGCGAAGACGGCATGCGGGTCTGGCGTGGCGAGTCATACGAGAACGACAGATCGCGCGCACTGGCGTCGCTTTCGATGCACCTCGTGCGCGCGGGCTTGACGGACGAGCAGTCCATTGTCAACGCGCTTATGTCATGGGATGTGCGTGCTGGGGAGCGCACAGGCAAGGGTCCGAAGTATGCATCGAGGCGTGACGGTGCGTTGCAGTATTCAAAGCTCGCGGCATCAGCATTGGCGCGGACTGAGCCAAGCGGCGACAAGCAATCGAAGCAGATTGCGCTAGTCGAGGCGTATTGTGCGCGCTGGCCGAACTGCATGCTTATTGGCGAATCTTGGTTTGACTATGACGAAGGCGTCTGGAGTGAAGCACCGAAGTATTTGATTGAGGGAAGAATTCAGGAGCTCATGGGGGCGGGCGCACAGGCCGGGACAGTCTTGGCGGTCGAAAGGCTTTTGCGTGCAAGGCTCGTGCAGCCCCAGTCAATTTGGGGCACTGCGCCGGATGTCATCGTCTGCCTGAATGGGGCGGTCGATGTAAATACGGGAGGGATATACGCGCAGTCACCTGAGTTCTATGCAAGGCGCAAGGCAGAGTATTTGTACGACAAGGAGTCGAGTGCGCCGACGTGGCTGCGATTTATTGAGGACCGCTTCGACGCCGATGTCGGTGCGTGGCTACAGGAATTTGTGGGAGTCGCCCTTACCAGGGACATGGGGCATGAAGTGGCGGTCTGGCTCTATTCACCACCGGGAGCGGGAAAGTCCACGTTTATCACAGGCGTGCGTGCAGCCCTCGGGCCAGCCAAGTGCGGGAAGCTCTCGCTTGGAGACATCGCGAGAAATCCGCGGTTTGCTCTAGTGAATATTCCAGGCAAGACATTGATTGAGGCCTCTGAGCAACCGAGCTCGTACCTTGAGTCAAGCGACTTGCTGAATAGCCTAATCAGTGGTGACACGATCACGATTGAGGCCAAGCATCAGAATCCGTTTGAGTGGACTCCGACAGCCAAGCTTTTGTGGGGAATGAATGAATTGCCGACAGTCGCAAGTGCGAATGACGGCATTTTCAGGAGAGTCAAGATAGTCAAGATGGCGCCCATTGAATTGCGAGATCCTAGCGTGCGTGCAAAGATTGAGCGCGAAGGGGCTGGCATTTTGAACTGGGCAATGGAGGGGCTCAGGCGGCTCAAGGACTCTGGGCAGACGCTAGATATGCGCGAGCCACAGAGTATGCGCGAGTGGAGGCGCGCGTACCAGAGTGCGAATGACGTGGCAGCTACTTTTGTCGAAGAGCGTGTCGAACGCGATCCAGCGGCGCGTGTTCAGGCTCAGGCCCTGTATGATGCCTATTACACATATTGCGTCAGAAACGGATTCAAGCCAAAGTCCAGAAACAAGATTGCGACAGACTGGGCAAGGCTCGGATTTGATGCGGGCTCGCTAAATGGCAGGCGTTTTTATCGTGGGATTAGGCTTAGGAACACTGAGGAAATGGAGCTTCTAGATGATTAGGCTTATGCTCATTGGGCGCAAGGGTAGCGGCAAAGATACCATTGCAGAGATTATCCGTAAGAAACGACCAGAAGTGCAAAGGCATGCATTTGCCGACGCATTGAAAAGGGACGCCAAAGATTTGCTCAAGATTGCAAAAGATCGCTTTGGAGTGCATGGCGCGCCAAATTTTGACATGGGCGATGGGGATGGATGGCGCGCACTTATGAGGCCATTCTGGCAATGGTATGGAACAGACTTTGTCAGGACATACGATCCAGATCACTGGATCAGGCGCTTTGACTATTCGTATGGGCACCTTTCCAATGTTGTAGTCACTGACTGCCGTTTTGCAAATGAGGCACAATATGGCAAGCAGAACGGGTTTGTATTGGTACGTGTCATGGGGCCTGATAGGCGAGGCAACGAACCCGCTGAGACCGTCAACCATCTCAGTGAGATTGCGATGGATGATTATGCTTGCGACATGACCATTGACAATACTGGCACGCTTGAGCAGCTAGAAGACGATGTTTTGCTTAGGCTATTGCCATTCGTCGAGTCAAGAAGTTTTCTGCGTCCCAGCAATGTGTGGTGATTGAAAGGCAAAGAAATGGCTTGGGTAAAGGGTGTTGAGTCTCGGCCAAATTTTTGTGGCGGGGGCCTTCATAAGATCACTTGGCACACTGATAGGTTTGGTACATGCAGCGGGCATCAGTGCATTTGGATATTTGATGCTCATCGGGCTGATGGGTCATTGAGATCATCATGGGATAAGACTGCCCTGGAGATCCTGAACCTCTGGCTTGAGTCCAAGGACGCGATTAAACCAAAGGAGGTGCGTGACAGTGCGGTGGATTACAATCTTGCTGGTGTAGAGCGAGAATCCTTTTACGACGCAAAATTTACGGAGTTAGTCCAAGACTTGCTAAGCGTTGATGAGCGCGAATATAGCGCAGAAGAGTCAAGCGCGATTATCTCTGGACTAAGGGCAAAGCACGGGGTTTCGCAAAGAGACTTTGCAAAAGTTTTTGCATCTGGACGGACAATGGTATATTCCATAGAAAACTCCAGGCGCAAATTGACAATTGCATACTTGAGGTACTTGAAAGGCAAGGCGCGTGCCGCATATAAGCTTTAGCCAAATGCAGACTCTGATTGGGTGCCCAGAGAAGCACCGCAGGCAATACTTGCTTGAGCAGCCTCAGCAGACTGGGGCTGCTGCTGCAATTGGAGTCGCTGCACATATGGTTCCAGAAAAATGCCTGAAGGCGTTGCAGCAAGGAATGCGCATGCCGACAAAGGAGAGCGCGCTCAAGGCCGTGCAGGCCAAGTGGCGAATTATGGCTGAAGCCGGGCTTGATCTGTCAGGGCAGCGTGGAACATATGTTCTAGGAGATTGTGAAGCGATGGCATTGCGCTATGGCGAAATGCTTTACGACGAGGTAGTGCCTGTTGTTCGCAAGGGCACGAAAGAAGCCGAGTGGCAATTTTATCTGCCATTTGGTGTAGATGGATGGCATTTTAAAGGGGCGGTTGACCATGTGCGAGAAGATGCTAAAGGCAGGCTGATAATAGATGACTGGAAAACCACTTCAAATATAAGCACATGGTCTCAGACGCGGGCAGATAAAAGCCCCCAGGTCGAGGCATACTATTGGGCTGCGTGGCAACATTGGGGAAAAATTCCTTACAAATTCGTGTTTCATGTTGTGGGCAATAAGGGCGGTGTGACAGAATACAAAGCCTTAGAGACAGACAGGCCATGGGGGCTTGTGGAGGGCTGGCGCGACAGGCTGGTCTATGCGACAAAGCAAATTGCGCTGCATGACCGGGCTGTCCCCAGCGACAAGCGGGTGGACTATGATTGGCATCAGACGTGCCCATGGAAGCGCGAATGTACGCCATGGGAGTTTGGCTCAGTCGGGGAATCAGTGATTTTATGAAAATGCGTGTTGCGCGAGAAGGCAAAGCCGAAGATTTAAATGATGGCAACATCTATAGGTCTTCTTGGGAAAGAAACATTGCGAGGCTATTTGCCATGCAAAAAATTCCGGTGGCTTATGAGCCAATGAGATTTAAATTTCCAATGCGCGGAAGAGAGAACAGTTATTTGCCAGATTGGAAATTGCGAGGAATAGACTTATTTGTTGGAGATCAAGAGTATACTTCAGTTTTTATAGAGCTCAAGGGTTTTTATGATTTAAAATCTCAAAAGAAGATACGCAATATGGCGAAATATTATGGGCCTAGAGGCGTCATGGTTATTGTCTTGACTGAAGATATTTACAAACAAATAGAGCGTGACTGGGGAGGCATTGTTCCTGGATGGGAGCACGGACGTTTAAGTCCTTATGGGATTAGCGCACAACAACTCTCCGACAGCGCCGAGGATGGTGCGGGCCCGCAAACGTGAGCTAGAAATATTTGATTTGCGGGCACAGGGCAAGACATATAGGCAAATAGCAGATGCGCTCAATGTTGACGTAAATACTGTCATCAATGGGCTTAAGCGTGTCGTCAAAGATGTACAGGATTTTAGACAAGAGCTTGGCAAAGAATATGTAGCCACTCAGCTTGAAAGGCTGAGAATGGCGACTGAGGCAATCATTGGGCGTGTTCAAGAAGGCGACTTGGATGCCATTGAGACGATGCTCAAAATTGAGACTCGGGTGTCTAGGCTTTTGGCTCTTGATGCGCCTGTCAAATGGCCGACAGACGAGTATGGCCGAAGCATGGCACCGGGCGCAGTGACCGTCGATTTTGACACACTGAGTGACACGCAGCTGGAGAGCCTTCGCTTGCTTGGGCTTGGAGAAGCCAAAATCGAGGAAGTGCAAGACGATGACACCTGAGCAGGTGAGAGCCGAAGCCGATAACGCACTGGCACGGCGCAATCTTTTGCATTTTACAAAGAAGACCAAGCCAAATTATCAGGTGTCCAGGATTCACTGGCTTATTGCGCAGACCTTGATGCTTGTCGAGGCGGGGCTATTGGACAGAGTCGCGATTGAATTGCCGCCGAGACACGGCAAAAGCGAGCTGGCCTCAGTGCGGTTCCCCGCCTGGTATCTGGGAAAGCACCCTGACAGGCAATTTGTGGCCGCATCACATACGCAAGACTTGGCCGATGAATTTAGCGCAAAGGCCCGTGACGTAGTCAAGGGAGAGGGCTGGCCATTTCCTAAAGTCAAGCTCGCGGGCAACGCATGGGCAGTCAGGCGATGGAAGGTCGATACAAAGCAGGCTGACGGCAAATGGCGAGACATGGGTGGCGTCTATGTGCCGGTTGGTGTTGGTGGTGGGCTCACAGGCAAGGGGGCGGACATATTGAGCATTGATGACCCCGTCAAGGACTGGGTGCAGGCGGACAGCGAGTTGATTCGCGAGTCTCATTGGTACTGGTATCAGTCAGTTGCAAGCACGCGGCTCATGCCGGGAGCGGCCTGTATCATGACACTCACAAGGTGGCATCAGGACGACATACTCGGGCGGGCATTGAAATTAGCGGAAGACATAGCGGACGCCGATCAGTGGTTTGAAATTAAATTGCCTGCATTGTCTGAGAGCTCGAAGGTGTTTGCTGATATTCAAGTTCCAGACAAGATTGCCGAAAAAGCGGGCATTAAAGCCGAAGAGACACAAGACATTGAAGCGCTGTTTGGCAAGCTCTGGGCCCTTGTGCGATGAAGATGCGTGTTCTAGTCCACGATCAAGGGCCAGCACTTGACCCGGTGCGCTGGCCTCAGGATGTCATGGAAAGGCGCAAGGCCTCTTCAGTCGCGCGTGTCTGGCGCAGCCTCTATCAACAAGACCCGACTGATATTGATGGAAATCTTTTTAAGGAGGTTTGGTGGCAAATTTACGAGACTTTGCCAGAAGACATTGTCAGGACCGGAATATTTATTGACAGCGCATATAAGACTGGTGTGGCAAGCGATTTCTCTGTCGCCGCAGTCTGGTGCAAAAATAGTGCAGGCAATGTATGGCTCATTGATGTGAAGCGCGCCCGCGTTGAATTCCCAGAGCTTGTGTCAATGATTGGGCGAGTCTACGACAAGCACCGGGCGCTGAAGCCAGTGGTGGTAATCGAGGACAAGTCCTCTGGGCAGGCACTGGTGCCGACACTGCGAAAGACAAAAGTCCCGTGTGTGGCGTGGAAACATAGCCTCAAGGGCCTTAGGGCCAACGCGGGAAAGCTTGCGCGCATGGAGGCCGTCACACCGCTTGTTGAGGCGGGGCGGGCTTGGATACCGGCTCAGGCCTCATGGCGCGAAGATTGGCTTGCCGAGCACAGGGCTGTGCCGACTGGGGCGCATGATGACCAAGTAGACACGACAGTCATGGCGCTGGACTATTTCCTAGGGCAGGCGCTGGCAGAGGTTCTGCCCGATCCAGTTTTTCGCGACCGAGACCTGGAGCGTGTCAATGCCGTGGCATTGCGCAAAAAGGCGCGAGCTGACGAGGACGCTGAGCTAGAGCGCTGGCGCGCCTTGGGTCTCGTCCAATGAGTCCAAAACAATTGGTGCGGGCGGAACATAGGGCCTAGGAGACACAGGCAATGGCTGTGCTAAAGGTGCTGGCGGAATTGGCTCTATGGCTGGCAATTGCATTGCTGTTGCTGATGGCATGGGCTGAGGATTAGCCGATGGGGATGGAAAGGCCGCCGGAATGGGAGTCTCTACTGGTGCAGGCTCTAATTTGGGCTCTGGCACTGGCTTTGGTGCCCATTCTCCACGAGATTGTGCGGTTGAGCGAGCGCGGATTGCTTCTTTGGTGAGCCTCACAAGGTCACCGTCCGTGACAGACTTGAGGGCTGGCTGCGCCGCTGGGTCTTCATAGACATCGAGCCTTTCTAAGACGCGGGCACGGTTGACTCGCTTTGCACCGGCAGGAGACCCGAGGCCATTGAGCAGGGAGCCTCGGGCTGCGACAATGATGGTGCTGAGATCCCCTTTGAGTGCGTCAAGCTCTCCTGCGATGCCGGGGACAGTGCCTTTTGATCCTATTTGTCTTGATGTATAAAGCATGAGGCTATTCCTTTGGGAAGACGACTTTTGGCTTTTTGCGGGACTTTATATAGCGCTTGCCAATAAATTTTGCGGCAGGAGATTCATGTAAGAGAGCCGCCGTCAGCCTTCCATTGCGCCTGAGAGTGTCGAGCAGGACTTGCGAAATTTGCGTGATCACATCGTCTTCTTGTGGCTCGGCACTGAGTCTCATGCCACCGACTGAATCGAACGCCGCGTGCCAGACCTCGTGCCAGAGCACCGCACGCCTATGGGACTCGGGCCCCTCAGGAGCGACATAGATGCGGCCATCGAGGCAATTGGTAAGTCCGGCGACAGCACCGCGCGGTGGCTCTAGAGAAGCGCGGCTCGTGACCTTTTGAATGGCTCGGCGACTGACAGTGACGGACCATTCGGTGTCGGCGACATTTAATACGTAGACTTCATCAACAAGCATTTGTGGTTCCTAGCGAATAATTGTAGTGTCGCTCATTGCGGCGACAAGGGCGTCAGGATTTACCAGCAAATCAAGATCTATGCCTTCCGACGCCGCAAGGCTTTGAAGCCTAGATGGCATTGGTGGCTCGGGCACTGGGGCCTGCATGGGCTGCGATAGGCCAATTGGTGCCAAGTCCGGGCCGACTACCACCGGATCGGCGTAGACACCTAAATGCTCGATGGCCTTGACTCGGGCTGCAAGCTTAGACGCGACGGCCTGGGAGACAC